TTAGGTAATGGAACTAATTATAATCCAGCTGAAGCATTAAACATGTATTTTCAAACTGGTTCTGTAGTTGGTAGATCACTTACTCAAGATGGTACTATGAACGCTGGTAAAGTACCTGTTCAAGAATTATCCACCTCTTCAGGTCAAGCTAAAATAGGTTCTTTAATAAATACCTATAATTACTACGTACAAATGATACGGGATGTAACAGGATTAAACGAAGCTAGAGATGGTAGTTTACCAGATAGAGATACTTTGGTTGGTTTACAAAAAATTGCAGCTCAACAGTCTAATATAGCGACTAAGCATATTAACAATGCTAGTTTATATTTAACGTTAAGATTATGCGAGAATATATCTAAAAAATTAGTTGATGTTCTTAATTTTCCATTAACAGCTGAAGCTTTAAAAAATTCTATATCAACATTTAATGTTAATACGTTAAGAGAAGTTTCTAATTTAAATCTACATGATTTTGGAATATTCTTAGATCTTGAACCAGATGAAGAAGAAAAAGCTCAACTAGAACAAAACATCCAAGTTGCATTGCAATCAGGTGGTATTGATTTAGAAGACGCTATTGATCTTAGACAAATACGCAATTTAAAGTTAGCTAATCAAATGCTAAAACAAAAACGTAGATTAAAACAGGAAAGAGATCAAAAGGCTGCTCAAGCTAATATGCAGGCTCAAGCTCAAGCAAATGCAAAATTAGCAGAGCAAACAGCATTAGCTGAAACTCAAAAACAACAAGTTTTAGTTGATCAAAAAATGCAATTAGAACAAGCCAAATCTCAATTTGAAATACAAAGAATGCAGGCTGAAGCTGAAATTAAACGACAGTTAATGGCTGAAGAGTTTAATTATAATGTTCAACTTGCTAAAGAAAAATTCTCTAGTGAAGGAAATAAAGAGAAAGAAATAGAAGATAGAAAAGATAAAAGAGCTAGAATAATAGGGACTCAACAGTCTCAAATGATACAGCAGAGACAAAATGATGGAACACCTATCGATTTTGAATCTACTAATGATAGTTTAGGTGACTTTGGTTTAGAAGCCTTTGGTCCTAAATAATTTTTTAATTTTATAATATTATATTATGTCAGAAGTAAAACCGACCGAAGAGGTCAAACAAGAAGGTGACTTTTCTTTAAAAGGAAAGAAAACAAAACCTAAAAAATTGGTTGACAGTTCAAAAGAACAACCAGTAAAAGTAGATTTAACTAAACCTGAAGCACAAGGAGAACTTGTAGAGGATATAGTTAAAGTTGATTTAACAGATAAAAAACAAGAAAATGCCGTTCAAGCACAAGAGACAGATGATAGCAATGTTGTTATCGAAAAGCCCGAAAACAGTGGCGACAGCAAAGAAGTGGTTGAAAAAGTACGGGACACCGAAGAAAAACTAGAAAGTCCTTTACAAGAAATAACTGAAGAAGAAGTTGACGAAAAGACTATTGAGTTATATGAAGAAGCAGAGCAAGCTGTTAAAGATCAAGTTACACAAGGTAAAGAATTACCTGAAAACGTACAATCACTTGTAGACTTTATGTCAGAAACAGGTGGTACAATAGAAGATTATGTAAGATTAAATCATGATTATTCTAATGTAAACGAAAAAGTATTATTACAAGAATACTATAAACAAGCTAAACCTCATTTAGATCAAGAAGAAATTAACTTTATTATGGAGGATAATTTTTCTTATGATGAGGAAATTGATGAGCCAAGAGAAATTAGAAAAAAGAAATTGGCTTTCAAAGAAGAAGTTGCTAAAGCTCGATTAGAGCTTGATGCTATGAAGGATAAATATTACCAGGAAATCAAGTTGAGACCTGGTGTTACCCAAGAACAGCAGAAAGCCACGGACTTTTTCAATAGATACAAGCAGCAAGAAGAGCAAGCGAAAACCCTTCAACAGGATTTTAAAAAGCAAACTGAACAAATTTTTAACGACGATTTCAAAGGTTTTGATTTTAGTTTAGGTGAAAAAAAGTTTAGATATAAAGTTCAAAATCCAAGTGAAGTAGGTAAGTCACAGTTAGATGTTAATAATTTCATTAGTAAATACATTGATGAAAAAGGAGCTGTAACTAACCCTGCAGGTTATCACAAAGCACTTTATGCTGCAATGAATGCGGATAAAATCGCTAATCATTTTTACGAACAAGGAAGAGCTGACGGTGTTAAAAACGTTGTCGATTCTTCTAAAAATCTAAGTAGTGACAAGCCTAGGCAAGTTGCCGACGGAAACGTCTTTATAAATGGTTTAAAAGTAAAATCAATAAGTGGTTTGGATTCGTCTAAACTAAAAATTAAAAAACGAAAATTTAACTAATTAAAACTTTTAAATTATGGGAATTTTAAATCCACAATTTGGTACAATAGTTCCATCGCAGGTACAACAAACTCTTGCGAGTAACTATTTGACTTTTGACGGCGCTGCTGGTGGAAATTTCGCACAACAATACTTACCTGAGCTTTATGAGCAGGAAGTTGAAAGATATGGTAATAGAACTTTATCTGGATTCTTAAGAATGGTTGGTGCTGAATTACCAATGACGTCTGACCAAGTAATCTGGTCTGAACAAAATAGATTACATATTGCATATGATAACTGTGCTAACGGTGGTGCTGCGAATACAATTACTATTCCAGTTGCTGCAGATATTAACAACGTTGTTTCACCACAACAAACTATTGTCGTAATGGATGATTTTGGTGGTGAGTCAAAATGTTTAGTTGTTGATTCTGATTTAAGAACAGCTGCTGGGGGTGGTACTGGTGTACTTAATGTATTACCTTACGGTTCTGCTAGTTTAGCTACTGAAGGTCTTGTAGGTAACGTAAAGATATTTGTTTACGGTTCTGAATATCCAAAAGGAACAAACACTACAATCGCTCCTTCTGCTGCTGGTGTAGCTGTTGCTGGTAATGATTATCCAATCGCTACAGTAACTCCTGACTTTACTCAGTTTTCTAACAAGCCAATCATTATTAGAAGCCAATATTCAATCAATGGTTCTGACACTGCTCAGATCGGTTGGGTAGAAGTTGCTACTGAAGATGGTACTTCTGGATATTTATGGTATTTAAAAGCTGAGTCTGAAACAAGACTTAGATTTGAAGACTACCTAGAAATGTCTGTTGTAGAAGGTGAGCAAGTTGGTGCTGGTTCTGCTATTGCAAACGTAACAGGTACTGAAGGTTTATTTGCTGCTATTGAAGATAGAGGTAATGTACAAGTTGGATTCTCTGCTGGAACAGGTATTAGTGACTTTGATGATATTCTTAGAAACTTAGATACTCAAGGAGCAATTGAAGAAAACATGTTATTCTTAAACAGAAATACTAATCTTGATTTTGATGACATGCTAGCTTCTATATCTTATGGAAATGCTGGTGGTACTGCTTTCGGTTTATTCGAAAATTCTGAGGAAATGGCATTAAACTTAGGTTTCTCTGGATTCAGAAGAGGTTCTTATGACTTCTACAAAACTGACTGGAAATACTTAAACGATGCTTCAACTCGTGGTGCTATGAGTGGACCTGCTTCTATTGAAGGTGTATTAGTTCCTGCTGGAACAAGTACAGTTTACGATCAGATTTTAGGTACTAACATTAGACGTCCTTTCTTACACGTAAGATATAGAGCGTCACAAGCTGATGATAGACGTATGAAGTCTTGGTTAACTGGATCTGTTGGTGGAGCTTTCACTAGCGATTTAGATGCTATGACTGTAAACTTCTTATCTGAAAGATGTTTAGTAACTCAGGCTGCTAATAACTTTGTATTATTCAAAGGAGTGTAATTACTCAATACTAATGTAATTTTTACCCTCGTTATATTAACGGGGGTAATTATTACTTTTATAAACTATTTAATTATATTATATTATGGCTAAAAAAGCTAAAGCAGAAGCTGTTGAGGTTGCACCTCAAGAGGTTGCGGTAAAAACTGCACCTCCAAAACCCACGAAACCAGAGTGGGAAATAAAACCTAGAACATATATTATTAAAGGAAATAAACAACCTTTAACAATGACTATTCCAGGTAAACATACAAGAAAAAGTCCTTTATTGTATTTTGATCCAAAATCAAATTCACAAAGAGAACTAAGATACGCTACTAATATGAACAGTCCTTTTGTTGATGAACAAAAAGGAGAAGTTACATTAGGGCATATTACCTTTAGAGATGGAGTGCTATCGGTTCCACAAGAGAATCAAATTTTACAAAAATTATTAAGTTTATATCACCCATTAAAAGGTAAAAAATACTATGAGTTTGACGCTGTTATAGAAGCAGAAGATGATTTAGATATTATTGAAATGGAAATAGCAGCATTAAATGCAGCTCAATCAATGGACGTTGATCAAGCAGAAGCTATATTAAGAGTTGAAAAAGGTAGTGCTGTTTCTAATATGAAATCTAAAGAACTCAAAAGAGATTTATTATTATTCGCTAAACGCAAACCAGGTTTATTTTTAAACCTAGCTAATGATGAGAATGTTCAATTAAGAAACTTTGGTATAAAAGCAATTGAAGCCAGAATAATTAATTTATCTCAAGATCAAAGAACTTTTCACTGGGGCTCAAATGATAGAAAATTATTTACAGTACCATTTGATGAAAACCCATACTCAGCTTTAGCCGCTTGGTTTAAAACTGATGAAGGTGTAGAAGTTTATAAATCTATAGAAAAAAGAATATAAACAAGTGATACTAATATATTAGGGTGTCACCAATAGTGATACCCTAGTGTATTATAATTTAAATAAGTATGGCTATAAACGTAAACACTGTATATCAAACAGTCCTGTCTATATTAAACAAAGAGCAGAGAGGTTATCTAACTCCAGCAGAATTTAACAAAGTAGGTGGTCAAGTACAATTAGAAATATTTGAAAAATACTTTGAAGATTTAAATCAACAGTTGAGAGTTCCTCAGGCAGATGCAGATTATTCAGACAGAATAATGAATCTTGATGAGAAATTAGCTATATTTAAAACATTTGGTAATGCGTCTTACGACACAGTGAGCACACCCGGGTTAGAATATTTCACACTACCAAAAATAGATGCTTATGGTGCTACTGTTGATTTTTATAGACTTGGTACTGTGATATACACTGATGATAGAGGTAATCAAATAGAACTTCAAAGATTATCTAGAACAGATTTCTACAACATAGAAAGATCTCCACTAACAAAAGCAACAAAAAGTTTTCCTACATATTTATATGAGAATAGAGGTAATCAAAATACTTCAGGATCAAGTTTAGATGATCATTTACAAAACATCTTATTTGTCAATCCTACTAGTATTACTAGCAATATTACAGTGGATTATATTAGAAAACCTGTTAGTCCTATATGGGGTTTTTCAACAGGTAGTGCAGGTCAATATATATATAAAGATTCTTTTTATGATCCTGCAACTGGCTTAGGTTCAAGAAATTTTGAACTACATGAATCAGAACAAACAAATGTTATATTAAGAATATTGGCTTATTCTGGAATAATAATAGAAGATCCTGCTATAATACAGGTAGCTAGTCAACAAGTTCAAGGTAAAGAAGTAAATAAAAAAAGTTAATAAATGGCAGTTATAAATGAAACCAATCAGCAGTATTACGCAGGCGCACAAGGCTTTGTAGTTAAAGAACTTTTAGGTGAAACTGATTTTACTTTTACCTTTGATACAGATTTAATATTTGGATCTTTTGATCCTACAGATATTAACTATCAAAAAAATAATTTTAAATTATATTCTAGTATTGATGGATTGACATATAATGAATATACAAACTCTTACACTGTAACTGGTAACACTATTTCATTAGGAGTAGCATTACCATTTGAACATGTTTTAGTTTGTCAATTAAAAAGATTAGATGGTGGAAGTTATGGTAATAGAGATGCTTACGGTTCTACTACAGAACAAAACTATGGAAGTTATGAATATATAACTTTAAATGATGTAGTTAATAATTTTATAGTAGCATATGTAGGAGCAGGTAAATTAATACCTAGTGTTAAAAGAACTGACTTAATATTCCATGCGAAAAGAGCATTGCAAGAATTTAGTTACGATACACTTAAGAGTATAAAATCTCAAGAGCTAACTATACCACCAAGTTTAAGTGTAGTAATACCTCAAGATTACGTAAACTATGTACGTATGTCTTGGATAGATATGCAAGGAGTACAAAGAATTATATATCCAGCTAATAACTTAACAGACTCACCCTATAGAACTCCAATACAAGATGGCGAAGGAGTACCAACACAAGATAATTTTGGAGAAAATTTACAAGGAACTTCTATAACAGAAGAAAGATGGAGAAATAATAATCCTAGTTTAATAAACCAAGAGTTTAACCAAGGTCAATACAATGCTGGTTTAGACTGGTGGGGCTATGATTGGGGTTATGGAGGTATGTGGTTTTGGGGTTACGGACAGTTGTATGGAAATGATCCTCAATATTCTCAAGTAAACGGTTGGTTTAACATGAATGAAAGAGAAGGTAAAATATCTTTTTCTAGTAATTTAGTTGGAAGATTAATAATACTAGAATATATATCAGACGGCTTAGCATATGATATGGATAGTAGAGTTCCAAAATTAGCTGAAGCTGCTATATACGCTTATTTATCTCACGCTGTATTAGCGAGTAGAATTAATCAACCAGAGTATATCATACAAAGATTGAAAAGAGAAGCAAGTGCTAAATTAAGAAATGCTAAAATAAGATTATCTAATATTAAACTTGATGAGATAGTACAAGTAATGAGAGGTAAATCTAAATGGATAAAACACTAAAATTAAATGGCGGAATTTAAAAATGTTTTTATAAAGTCTAAAATGAACAAAGATCTTGATGATCGTTTGTTACCACAAGGCGAATATAGAAACGCAGTAAATATACAAGTCAGTAAATCCGAGTCTTCAGATGTTGGTGCGCTAGAAAATGTTTTAGGTAATGATAAGATAATTAGTTTTGAAACAGTAACAGGTGAAGATGATGTAATTTGTGTAGGTTACCTAGTTTCAGAAGTAAACTCTAGTGTTTATTTTTTCCTTACATCAAACACATTAGATAGTAATCCAAACGGAGTTTATGCGCCTGGTGCTACAAATTTTATTATTGAATCTATAATATCTCAAGGCGTAGCAACAACTAATACTATATTAGTAGAAGGAGCTTTTTTAAATTTTTGGGAAGGTTCACCTATATATGGAGTTAACTTATTAGAAGATTTATTATTTTTTACTGATAATAGAAATCAACCTAGAAAAATTAATATTAGTTTTGCTAGAGATGATTCTACTTATTACACAATAGAAGATACTATAAGTGTAGCTAAATACATGCCTTATAAAGCACCTGTGTTATGGCAAGAAATTACACAAAAAGTTATTGACGATAGTGGTACTCCTGCTGATTTAACACCGGCTTTAGGTGAATACCAAACAACTATGCAAGATGTTGTTAGTGAATTTTTACCTGACGGCACTACACCTAATCCATATGAAGATCCCTTATATCAAGGTGATCCTGATTATTTAGAAGATAAATTTGTTAGATTTAGTTATAGATTTAAATTTGATGATGGAGAATATTCTGTATTTGCTCCTTTTACTCAAGAGTGTTTTATACCTCAACAAGATGGTTATTTTTTATTTAATCCATCAGGAACTGACAATGATGATAACGACATGTCAGCTGCTTATAGAAGCACGATAGTTGATTTTATGGAAAACAAAGTTAATCAGTTGACTTTGTTAATTGAAATGCCTGAAAATCAAGACCCAGCTTTTCCAGGTACAAGATTATCTAATGTTACAGACTATTTTAAAATAACAGAGTTAGAAATATTATTTAAAGAATCTGATAGTGCGGCTGTTTTGGTTGTAGATACAATACCTGCTAGTCAGATAATTGCACAATATGATCCAACAGGTTTGGGTAATACATATTTATATAAATACTCTGGTACAAAACCATTTAGAACTTTACCTGAAAGTCAATTAGTTAGAGTTTATGATAAAGTACCAGTAAAAGCTTTAGGTCAAGAAGTAATAAGCAACAGAGTTGTATATAGTAATTTTCAAACTAGACACACTCCACCAGCTGGTATTGATTACAATGTTGGTGCTGGTCCTAAACTACCTTTTGATGTTAGTACTCCAGCAACTTCTGTTTCTTGGAACACAAGCATTGTTGAATATCCTAATAGCACTTTAAAACAAAATAGAAATTATCAAGCTGGTTTTGTATTATCTGATAGGTTTGGTAGAACAACTTCAACGTTGCTTTCAAATCAAGCAACTGTTTCAGCATCTACTGCATCACAGTTATCCACAGTTTATTCTGCTTATAATTTAGATCCTGCAGATGGTGGTCCAGATATAGGACAATGGCCAGGAGATGCTTTATTTGTTCAGGTTAATGATACAATTAGTGAAACACCTATTGCTCAAACTTTATACCCAGGTACTTACAAGGGAGATCCAACGCAATCAGATTATAATCCTTTAGGATTTTATTCTTGGAAAGTTGTAGTAAAACAACAAGAACAAGATTATTATAATGTTTATTTACCTGGTATATTAGCTTCATATCCTGACGATCCAACAAAAGAATTAGGTTTAACATCGCATATAGTATTGTTAAATGACAATATAAATAAAGTTCCAAGAGATTTAAGTGAGGTTGGTCCTGATCAAAAACAATTTAGAAGCTCTGTACAGTTATTTGGTAGAGTGGAAAATACAAATCAAACACCAGCTGGAACACCATCAACTGATTTCGGCGTTGTTAATCAACAATATTATCCTTCTAGATTTTCAGATACAGTATCTACAATATCTACTGAATTTGAACTTTTCAATGTAGGTTCCGCAGGTCCCACAGGCGAACAAGAGGCTTCTTTTTATGAAGTAGAATCAAACCCATTAATAGCTAGAATTAGCACAACTAATCAAATAGGTCAAATAGAACCAACATCGGGTGGTGGTACTTATTCTATTTTTAATTTAGCAGTGTATGAGACAGAGCCTACAGAATCAAGATTAGATATATATTGGGAAACAAGTACAACAGGTACTATAGATGATTTAAATGAACAAGTTGAAGAAACTGGGGGCCAAACTATATTTCAAACTGTAAACTTCAGTTTTGAGTTTAATGAATTTTTTGGAATATTTGATCCTGCAGTAACAGGTGCTTGGAATCCAGCTGTACAAGGAACACCAGAACAACCAGGTCCAACATATCCTTCATGTACACCAGTGCCTTCAAATGGTGAGTGTGGTAGATTTAGAAATGTTTTAGCTGGTCCTTTTTGGTTTGAAGATACAACTTCAACTGCAATTGTAGATGTTATAGTTGAAGGATTTACAGTAACTGATGGAGCAGGTGTAGATGTAACAGCGGATTTTGAAATACTTCAAATATACGGAACATCGTCATCAACGCCTGGTCCAGGTAACTATATAAAATATGATGGAACAACTGTTCCAACTGTTGCGTATGCACATGATTCTTTTTTATTAGTAAATAAATCATATAGATTATGGCAAACAAGCACTCCTAACTCTCAAGAGTTTGATATAGAACTACAGGTTAGTGACGCAAGTGTGCCATCACCTAGACCTATTAAAGTATTTACGTACACTCCACTAGCCAATGGAACTGAATTAGATAATTTAGATACAATTTTTGTAGGTGGTGAAAGCTTTGGTAGTGTACCACAACAGTGGGGTCAAAACCCATCTGCAAGTACACCATCGCCTCCTATTTTAGATTACGCAAAAGTTTGTCCACCTTCTCAAGTAATTGTTGATTTTGGAACATTAGGAGTTTTAGTAAAACTATACGCTATGAATGGTGCTAATTATGGTGATCCACCATCGGTTCCATTAAGTGAAAATCAATTTGGATTACAATTTAGTTTTATTACAGTAACGCAAGGTGGAGTTGCATCAACAG